CAACGAGCCCCCTGATATGGCAAAGCTCACTATGGATCGTTATGATATTCACGACATTTAATTTAACCACTATAGTAACTATTTAGTTTTTCTCTTCCTCGCGCATTTTTCGGCCGGAGTCGCAACAAAGTGGAGCATAACAAATGAATGACGAATGGAATTATTTGCGACTCCTGCGCGAGGGGGGGTCCCCACGGAACGTGGGGGTTGCGACCCGCAGGAGTCGCAAATCATTACAGGCGGCATTCATTTTTATCGGATTCTTGTTGCGACGTAGGCCGATAAAATGCGACTAACAATACTGCTCCGACCAGTACACTCTGTTACAGTGCATAGTCTGTATATAATTGGTGAGCACTGGATTGCTCGCCGGAAATCCGTCCGGTGTTTTGGAATTGTACCACATGACCTCATAGATTGGATGATCTGGCAATGGTGTAGACATGGTCCGGTACTGAACGTTCTTCCCATATCTCTGATAATAGTCCATACTCCAACAATAAGACTTCCATGACCTATTTTGCGCACCGAACTGGTTCCACAGGAGTTTTTTCTTGTGCGAAATGATGTTAAAGAACCCAGAGGGGTTCAACGGTGCATCATTCATGTTCTGCTCCCACGTTGTTGTGGTGGAGTCATATGGTTTGAAGTTTTCTTCTCGTTTATCGGCATAACCATAAGCCCTGAAGAAGTCTGCCACGGCATTGGTGCCAAGATTTGTGCCCTCGGTATTGCGGTCATCCTTCATTTGCAGAAGACAGTAATGTACTTCAATTGGTTGTATACCAACACCATTGATTGCTGCTGAATCGCTTGGAATGCGAAACCAAATCTTGCGTTGAATTTTCCACCCATGGATATTGACAATGTTGCGACTGCGACACTGGAGATCTGAGTCTTGCTGCGCTGTAGGGTCAGGATAGGGTAGTGCTTGAATGAGCATATTGCCCATAGGCCAGGAATAATATGTTAAATCTGTATTTGCAATGATAGCGGTAGTGCTAACACCGAGATTTGATGGAGGACCGGTTGTCCATAATACCCCTGTCTGTTTAGTCGCCAGTCTAGGTGCTCTTTCTGTGCGCCGCGCGATCTTGGATCTTGGATAGCGGTTGCGAGTTTGTGAGTAGCGACGCTTCTTATATGGGCGACGGGTGTATTGTGAGGAGCGGCGGTAGCCGCGACGCCGGCGCGCGTAGCGCGCCCGCCGCATCGGCATGTAGGACCGCCTGATTGGCATGTAGGACCGCTTATAAGACCTGTACACAGGACCGCTTCCCAGTAACTTTGCAGCCGCACTCTTCAGAGCCCTCTCTGCTGTTCTCACAACCGCACTCCCTGCTGAATAACCTGCTGCTGATGCTGCAATCGCGCCGTATCTGTTGACCATACCGCCGACTTGTGAGCCAAACCGCCGCCATCCTAACTGACAAGAGGGGCCTGTACAGTATTACCAGGCCACCTCTGTACCAGTACCAACTGATTGATAACAATCCGCCGTTCCCTTTCGCAGCGCCGCAGGCATGCCGCCGTCTCCACAGTCTCGCCGCTGGGTCTTTACCTTGAATAACCCCACTGAAGACGATGAGCAGCGCCTCGGAGACCTCTTCGGGGACCAGCAGCTTTTTACATACGCCGTATATGGAAGAGAGACTGGAGAATCTGGAACTCCTCATCTCCAAGGTTTTTTTGTCCTCACCGCCCCTAAAAGACGCACCTGGTGTAGCGGAAATGTATCCGCACGAGCTCATTTTGAGGTTGCTAGAGGAACCTCAGCTCAAGCTTCGGACTACTGCAAGAAAGACGGGGTTTTTGATGAGTTTGGAACCCTCCCAGCCGATGGAGGGCGTCGTACCGACCTGGAGCGCTTCCAAGAGTGGGTCGCCAACCTCAGTCACCGCCCATCCGACCGCGACATCTGTGCCGCGTTCCCTGGTCTCTGGATCAAATACCCGCGCCTCACAGCCGCCGTCGACCACCTCCTCCCGCCCCCCAACTTAACTGGTGTGAACCCTCCCCCCCTCCGCCCTTGGCAGCAGGAACTTGCTGATATTATTGCAGAGGAAGCAGACGACCGTAAGATTCATTTTTTTGTTGACCCGGATGGAGCCGCCGGAAAGAGTTGGATGTGCCGCCACCTGATTACTGAGCACCCGCAAGCTGTGCAGGTTCTCTCTATTGGCAAACGCGACGATTTGGCCCTTTGCATTGACGAAACTAAGAGTATCTTTTTGTTTGATATCCCGCGCGACAGTATGGAATTTCTCCAGTACACCATCTTGGAGAAGTTGAAGGATCGCATGATCTTCTCTGCGAAGTACGCCTCTCGCATGAAGTTTTTGTTGACCAACCCGCATGTTGTTGTCTTTTGCAACGAGCCCCCTGATATGGCAAAGCTCACTATGGATCGTTATGATATTCACGACATTTAATTTAACCACTATAGTAACTATTTAGTTTTTCTCTTCCTCGCGCATTTTTCGGCCGGAGTC